GGCTGCGGCTCCTCGCCGGCCTTGTGACCCGTCGAGCCTGTCCCGTCGGTCTTGCCCGCCTGCTGCTGCGTGCCACCCTGGCCGCCGGTGCCGGCTTGTTGGCCGGTCGTCCCTGCGCCGCCTGCCGGGGTGCCGCCCCCTTGCTGCTGCGTGCCGGCGCCTGTGCCGGTCTGCTGCGTCCCCGTGCTGCCGGTATCGGTGGAACCCTGCCCGGCGGTCGCGGATCCTGTCGCTGCCATAGGTTTACCCCTCTGCTGTGCCGGCGCGCGGCGTGCGTGCCGCGACCCATCCGGCCATCTCCTTGCGTTGCCGATCGCGCCCTTCGCGCTCCATCAGTTGGTAGCCCTCTTCGTCGGCGGCGAGGCACGCCGCGAGCATCAGGTGCCCGAAGTCCTGCCGGCCGGCGTTGTAGTGGATCTTCGACGACTGATCCCAGACCGACTCGTAGATCCCCGCTTGCCGGAGCAGCTCCCACATGACGACGCGCCCCTCCGGCGTCCCCAGCACGGCGCGCAGCGCGTCGTTGAAGAGCGCGGCGCGTTCAGCGGCGGATCGCTTCGCCCGCTTGACCTGCTCCGCGTCGGCGGCATTGGTGACGGCGGGATCCTGCCGTTGCGCCATGCTACGCGCCTCCCATCGCCGTCGTCAGCCGCGTCAGCGCGGTATCGCCGCCCATCGGGGTTTGACTGGCGTCCTTGGCCGCGCTCGCCATCTTCTGCGCGTTGTCGGCCGCCATCGCCGCCTGCTGCGCCTGGGCGCGCTCCTGGGCGCGGGCTTGCGCCTCCTCGTTGGTGCGTAGGATGCGCGGGTCGGCGCCGAGCATGTCGCCGTAGTTCTCGACGATTTGCAGATAGTCGACCTTGTCGACGGTCTCCGGCGCGACCTCCGCCAGCGGCAGGACGGATGCGACGAAGCGATCCTGCGCGACGACCGCGACGAGCTTCTGCGCTTCGGCCATGATCGAGATGTATTCGATCTTCAGCTTCACGCCGTCGAGTTCGTCGGGCGGGTCGTCGATGAGGCCGCCCACTTCCATCAGCTCGAAGGCCCGGTCGATGAGCGGGTCGAGCAATTCGTCGTTGGTGCGTTCGAGCACGGGACCGAGCGCCAGCAGTTTTTCTTCGTGGCGCTCCTGCACCTCCCTGGCGGTGGGCCGGTCGGCGCCCAGGCTCTCGTCGCTGTGCGCGAGCATCAAAAACAGATCTTCATAGAACGCGCGCTGGATCCGGTATTCGACCTTGCCGATGTCGACGGTCAGATGCGAGAGGTCGATTCGCACCTCGTGCGCCGGCTGAAACCCCTTCATCCCTTCGCGCACGTCCTGATACGTGACGTCGCCGGGCAGCAGGCTCGTCTTCTGCGTCATCAGCGACGTCGGGCCGACCATCGGCGGGTCGACCATCTTCACCATCGCCTTGCCCTTGGTGCGCTCCTGGGATTGGAGCTGCTTGACGTCGCCGAGCGCGGTCATGCCTGGGCAGTCGGTGCCGTAGCTGTCGCCGTCGGTCACGTCCCAGCGCGGCGCGAGGATGGGAAACGACCGGAAGCCGCTCTCCCGCAGGAAGCCGCGCCCGTCGCGCGGTTCGCCGGTCTCGAAGTGGCAGGACGCGAACGGGAGATACTGCGAGCCGATCCGCTCGTCGTCGCGGTCGACATTCGGCAGCACGATCCAGGTGAGGTCGACCGGGTTCTCGTAATCCCCTTTGTCCCAGGCGTCCTTCACGCCGATCGAGATGCGGTCCCAATCGATGTCCCGGTAGCCGCGCGTCACGCCAAACTCTTCGACGACCTGCCGCACCGTGAGCTGATAGTCGCGGACAAACGTCGTCACCTTACCGCGGCGATCGAGGCCCAGCGCGTAGGTGCCGATCGCGAATGGGTAGGTCCGGAACAGCTCGACCTCGTCCTCCAGCACCGCCATCGCATGCGTGCCGAACGTCCCCATGTCGCCGTAGCAGATGGGCAGCGAGTTATAGAGGTTGGTCTGCGCGAAGACGTCCTGCATGCGGCGCGTCGACTCGTGCAGCCAGCGCTTGACCGGTGGAAACTTCGCCAGCTCCGGATCCGGCGTCGTCAGCTTGAACCAGGGGCGCGCCGGCGAGGTCAGCCCGGCGTGCAGGCCCGACTGCAGCGTGCGAATCGAGAACGTCCCGGTCGAATTGATGATGTTTTGATTGCGCCGATCGCCGCGGTTGCGGTCCGAGACCTGGAAGCGCGTCCGGCGCGGCAGCAGGAAGTCCGCGATCTCGCGCCAATGGCTATCGAAGCTCGCGCGCGTCGACCAGAGACTCGTCCGCAGCCGGCCGTAGCGTTCGCGCTTACTGACGGTCGACGCCGCATACGCGCGCCGGAGTGCCTCACTCATGGCAGCCGCACCAGGAACAGATCGATCCGCCCGCCGAAGGGATTCGCCGACCAGCACGCCCACTCGCCGATCGGGTCGACGTTCGCCTTCGGCTCGTGCACGTAGTCGTCGACCGCCGACATCAGACACATCGCCGGCGCGACAACCGTGCAGACCTGCGACCCGTCGAGCGGCGCGACGACGAGTTCATTCGACCGCGGCACGTTGACCGGACACGCCGAGCTGAAGACCCCGATCGGCGTTGGCCGGTCCCACGCGATCGCGACGTGGCGCGCCATCGCCTGCCAGTTGGTTGTGTAGTAGACGAGCGTCGGATCGCCGCGTATGTTGCCCAGGTCGCGCTTCTCGAAGGCGCCCGGCTGCGCGTGATGGTCGTTTTCGCCGACGACATAGCCCGGCCCGTTGTCGCTGTGCCCGACCGCGCCCTCCGCATCCAGGAGCAGCGTCTCCGTCCCGCGGTCGAGGTCATAGACGACGTTGTCGGCGGCGAGCTTGACCAGGAGATACCGCCCGGTCTTGTCGATCTGACATTCGTCGTAGCGGCTGACGTCGACCGGGATCACGCGCAGCCCGTTGCCGGAGCCGACCGCGGCATGGATCGCGTGATAGCCGGCGTCCTCGACCGTGCCGGAATGCGTGCGCCCGTCGGCGCTCGAATGCGGCTGCCAGAGGTTGAGACCCTCGCCGACGTTGAAGACGACGCGCCGGCTCCGCGCAATCACGTCGTAAGCGACGAGCGTCGGCCCGTCCATCAGGTAGAAGACATCGGGATCGAAGGCGTCCCAATACCACATCTCGCCCGTGCCCCAGACGTCCGCCAGCTCGTGCCGCTCGACCTGCAGCGTCACCTTGTCGACCGTCAGCAGCAGCGCCGGCCCGTCCTGCCGGCTTGCGAGCACGCGCAGCGTGCCCTGCCCCTCGTGCCGATTGATGCGCCGCCAATACGCATAGCCGACCGGCAGCACGTCGCCATCGCTCCCATCGGTCAGCCGCACGCCGATCGTGTTGTAAGGCGCGGGGAAGGTGAACGGCCCGCGGCCATCCGGTAGGAAGTTCGCCGCGGCGCCCGTGGCGACCGGGCGAGTCGAGGTGTCGCTGCAGGGGAGCTGCAGGCCGCCCGTGCCTGGAATGACCGGCGGGAGATTCGGATCCGTCGGTGTCGGTGCCGGCGGGACCGGCGGCGGTGTCGGGCGCGGGCGCGGCGGATGATGCCCCCAACTAAACAGCGCCATCAGCTCCCCAGCAGCGTGCGAATGCCGCCCATCGGCGTGATCAGGGATTGGCCCGGCGTTGAGTAGCGGCCGGTCGTCGCCGCGGGTCGCGCGCGGCGCTTCCGCATGGTCTGCTGCATCGCCTTGGCGACATTCTCCGACGTGGATTGATTGGCAGTTGGTGGCGGAGCCGGCGCGCCCGCGGTGCCGGTTGTTGTCGCCGGCGTCGTCGGGGCCGGCGCGGTCGGCTTCGGTGCCAGCTTGCGCCCGCCGAACATGCCGGCGGCGCCCGCGAGACCCAGGAGCGCCATCGTCGAAAATGCAGCCATCACAGCCTCTTGACGTAAGCGGTCTCGACCGCGTCGTAACCGTGCTTCCGGTAGTAACGGCCGACGTCGGTATCCACGGGCGCGACCATTTTAAGCATGGACGCCCCCATCTGTCGCGCCCATTGTTCGCCACGCCCCAATAGGGCCGGGCCGACCCGTCCGCGGCGGTGCGCCGGATTGACCCACCATGCCAGTTCATCGGCATACGGTCGGCCCGTGACGGGATGCAGCGCGACGATGATCCCCAGCATGCCGACCAGCTCGCGCCCGGATGGCCGATCGGGGTTTGCAATGTCAGCCACAAAGATCGTCCCCGACAGATACACGCGATCGATGAGGCCCGAAATGCTGCTCCACGAGGCGCCGTCGAGCAGTTCGCCGTAGCGCGTCCCGTCGAGGAAGTTCGCGACTAGCTCGATGAGCGCCGCTTTGTCGGCCGGGAGCGTGGCTTCGCGGATGACGGGGCGCGCAGATCCCGCGTGAGGTCGCTCAGCCTGGGCGCCGTCCGTCCCTCCTCCACGCGCTGGATCAATCGCAGGAGCAACAGCACCAGATCGTCGATCTTCGCCTCGACCCGGTCGACGCGCTTCTTCGTTGCCCGGACGTTCCGCAACGTCGCTTCCCACTTCCCCCGCTTGTCGTCGTTCGCCATCGTGCATGCCCTCCCTCACAATCGCGGGTCATACGGATCGAAGTCCGTCAGCGCGCGCCCGCCGTCGGCGCTGCCGGGAAGTGCGAACGGATCGAAATCGGTCTTCGCGTGATGCCGGCCGGCCAGCTCCGCCAGGATGCCCGTCGGGATGTCCTCGATCGCGTGCGTCGTCATGTAGGCATCCGCCAGATCCGGCGAGTAGCCCAGGCGCTCCTTCAGTTGGTCCTTGTCTTCGAGCATGAACCGGCCGCCGACCAGCGTATAGGTCGGCTCCGTCAGCTCGCGCACCATCTCCGGGATGTGCGGCAGCGCGTGCCCGCCGGTCTTAATGGCGCGCGCGCCGCGAATCCACATCTCCGCCCGGACGTTCCCGTAGCGCGGATCCGTCGCCTTACCCGCGTAGTTGATCCCGATGTGCGGCGAGCGGATCGCCGTCAGTTGGTCGCAGACGCCCTGCCCCCAATGGAACGTATTGTCGATGAGCGCGAGGATCTCTTCGCGGTCATGCCGGCGCCAGCGGTTCGACGCCATCAGCACGCGCGCCGCGATCTGGTCGCTGCGTTGATGACGCAAGATGATCGGCTTGTAGGCCGCGACGCCCTGCCGCGGGAAGATGACCGTCCGATCGCCGCCGAAGCGCGCAACGTCGACGCCCAGGCGCTTCTGCACGAAGTTGAACCGGGCCGGGTCGTAATGACGCTGCATCGCCGCTTCGACGTCTTCGAGGCCCAGCAGCGCGTTAATCGCGGTCTCCGGAAACTCGCCCAGGATATTGACCCGGACCCAGGGATTGTCCCGCCCGTATTTCGCGATCTCCGATCGCGCGTGATTGATGTCGATCCGCTTCGAGCGCCGCGGGCTGTCGGGATCGCCCGTGATCGTGATGACGTGATATTCCCCGCGGCTGATGACGACCGCGTGATGCAGCGCGCCGCCGGGGTCCGTCGGATTGCCGGCCAGCAGTAGATGCGCCTCTTGTCCGGTCGTCGCGAAAATCGCCTCCGCCGTCACGAGCACCGCGACCGGGATCCCGCCGGCTTCGTCCAGAATCCACATGACGTGCTCGCCGTGCAGGCCGGCCAGAGCGTCGCTCTGCTCTTCGGCGTTGCCCTTCTTCGGCCACGTCCGGCGCTCGATGAATCGGTTTTCCGGGCGCAGCCGGTCGCGCACCGCGGTCTTACTCCAGACCAGCGCCGCCCGGAAAAACTCGCTCGCGTTGATCCACTTGTGCAGCTCCGGCCAGAAGTTCATATCGAGGTTGTCGCCCGTGATCGACGTGGCGCCGACCTTCACCTCCCCAGGCCGCGTGACGAGGAAGTTGAGCGCGCACATCGCGAGGCCCATTGTCTTTCCCGGACCCTTCGCGCTCTTCATGGCGATCTTGGGCTGCCTGGGGAATTCGCGCAGCAGCTCGACCTGGAAGCCGTCCAGCTCCACGCGCGGCCACTCGTCGACAACCATCTGCACCGGGTCGCGCGCCCAGCGATCGAGCGTGCCGCGCGCCCGCCGGATCAGCTCGTCGCGCGCGCCCATAGCCAGACCCAGAGGTAAACGACCGCGGCAGCCTTCACCGCGTAGAGCAAGACCGCCCAGAACAGCAGCACGCGCCGGCGCCGGCCGGTCTCCCAATCGACCAGCGCCGGCGGTCTATCCAGACGGTGGACACTTCGCATTTTTGCTAGTGTTTCGCAGGGATGGCCGGCATGACGTAGCGCGCCGAATCCTGCAGCCGCTTCTCGATTTCCGGCTCGATCGGTAGGTTCGCCACTAACCCGTCAATCGACGCGGTCGGCCCGTCCCAGGTCAGCCCGGCGGGAATGCCCTTGAACCGCATTGGCTCCCGGCAGTCGCGACAGCAGATCGACAGCTCCGCCAGGAATAACCCCGTATCTTCAAAGCGGTTTACCGATACGGACGCGATGAAGCTGGGATGTGTGCAGTCGGCCGGCTTGATCGTCGGCGCCGGCAGCGCCGCCAACGCGCGCGCCCATTCGTTCTCGTGATCTGACATCGCTCAGCCCTTCCACTTCTCCGCCAGGATTTCCGCGAGGTCGCGCATGGCGTCGCCCGCGTTGGGATTCTTCAGTTTGCCGTGCACTTCGAGGATCGTCCGCCGGGCCGCCTGGGAGTCGTTGAGCCGGATTTTCCAGCCATACGGACCCTCTTCGATCGAGCGCACCGAATTGATAATTTCATCCGGCCACTCGTGCGGTTCCAGGAGTTTACCCTTCGCGTCGAAGAGCAGCCGGACGTCCGCGCGTGCGTCCCAGGCGAGCCGGCTGAGCGCCTCGTCCGCGCTCATTTGGTAGGGCTGCAGGAAGTCGTCGACGAAGGCCCGAACGGCAGGAATTGCGAGGGTCCGCGACCCTTCGACGCGCGCGGTCTGTTTGCTCGCCAGGGGATGCGCCTTCGCATACGCCTGGGTGGCGTTGAAGCCGTTCGAGACGTATTCCAGGGCGAAGGCTAACTGCGCGTCGGTTGGCTGCGGAATGGGCGCCGGCGCGGTCGCTCCGGCTTTGGTGATCTTCCCGCCGGCGGGAACAATCGCCCGCCGGCTTTGGCGCTTCGGCGCCGGCTGCTTGGGCCGGGGTTTCCTGGGCATCCACCCGGAGTATACATCCGGCTAAGAAGTCGCCCGCAAATGCGAACGGCCGGCGCCCCTGGGAAGGGATGCCGGCCGCTTGGTTCCACCCGACTATGGCGGTCGATCTGCCGCCTCTCCGTTACGGTCGGCGCTCTTCGTCCGACCGGTCCTCACCATCCCAGGCGCCGCGCTCCCGTAGCACGCGCTCGACCAGCGCCAGCCGGCCGTCGAGCCACGCGATCGCCTTCGGGTTCGTCATCGTCGCGCGGTCGCTCTCGATGCCCGCGTAGACCCGGCGCAGGAACCACGTCGAGCACTTCCGCATGTAGTCGAGATACGGACGCGCGC